CCCCGGGACAGCTTTACGATGGTGTCCATCGTTAGCCAAGGGTTTTGGTATTCGTCTCTCAATACAATTCTTGGCACCAGGAGCCAGATAGCTCCTGTGGTTCGGTAGGCGAGACTGGCGACAAAAGCTGTGCTCTTGCCGGTCGCAGTCTCGGAACTAATCGAAACACCACTTGGGTTGGCTTTTGCTAAGCCAATTAGCTCGTCCACATAACCATCCCAATGGTTTTGTGGGCGAGTTCCTTGGCTTGCATCCGCAGCCCCTAGTGGCCGCCAAAATTTGAGGAAGGCGATCATTTCAATTATCGTAGACGTTAGTTCCTTTGGCAAAAGGAGGCTAAGCGCCTTAGCGATGAAATCTGGGCAAACCAAAGTGCCCCAGACCGCGGCAATTTTGTAGGAGGCGTAAGGGTCTCGGGGCATCAGCGAGCTGACGACGCCGGACACTTCGCCCGTCGCCACCCAGTGAAGGGATGACAATACTCCATACAACCTTGGCAAGTCGGTTTGATAAACTAGCCAGCCTTCCATCAAGAGCCCTATTATGGGCATCTTGCGCAAGATCTGGACTAGCGTGTTAACGCCCTGATAACAAATCAGGGCGGCGACCATCCTCCCTCTTACGACATGAAAGTCTCTTTTGAGAAGTTCATCTTTGACGCCGGGTATTCTCACGAACCATGAGAAACCCGCTGCGTCAGTCGCAGGGTTGAATGGGCTCAGGCGGATTCTCGCGGTCAGTTCTTCAACCGTTAGATCCTCGCCGGCTTCTTGGGCCCATCGCCATACGGCCTCTTCTACGGGCCACCCAGGCACCCACATTAGTGGGGCGATGGGCGCGGAGTCTGGTGACACCGCTAGCTTTGTGAGAGCGTCCGGAATGAATTCCATTAGATTTAATCTAAAATTGGATATCCAAACTCGGGCGACTCTTTCAAAACTAGGCACGTATTGGGCGTATGCAAACTTTGATGGTTTAGGTGTTCGATCAATTTCTTTGCCCGCTTTCTGTAGCACCTCATGGTATGAGGGTGCTTTCAGCGCCTTGCGAACTTGATTGAACCGGTCCAGAACCTTCGCTGATGCGAGGAAACCTGGCCGAAAACGCGGGTGACAACTAGTTGCCAGCCCGTTTTCACCAAAGTTGACGGTCCAAATGATCGCGTCCTTCACCCCGATGTATGTGCTCACGTCTTCCATGTATTCACGCAAGATCATTGAGTACAGCTCGTGGTCGAAGGCGCAGTTCAGCAGGTGACCAATATTCCGCTGAGTCTGCGCCTTCGCGAATTGGAGAATGGGCTTGCCGGAGTATCGGCTAAGCACCGCGCTCCTTCTCAGAAGGAAACGTTCACGATCGGGAGCTGCAGCTAGCTCTTGGTCCTGCAGTCCGGCGATAGCAGCCTCTTCTTTGAAGTCCTGTAACCGGATGGGAATCCGGGACAGGTAGGAGAGTTGGGTGATGTCTCCCACGGCTTCTATCTTCATTTCGATCCCAAATAACTCCTTAGCGGCCTGAGCGATTTGCTCAGGGGTGACATCACTATCTGTCCCAAAGATATTGTCGTCACCAGTGTTATGCACAGTGTTGGAATCGTAAAAACCACTTGGGTCTTCTCCCGTCGCGTATGACCAGCACATGATCATAAGCACGCGGAAGGCCCAGTGATTGTCCCATGACGTCGCTGACTGACCGGTGGCACCACCCCGATTTTTTCGGTAGATGTTGCCACTCGGGAGGTCGACAATCACGGCCTTTTGCATTGCCATGTATTTGGCTCGCTGAATAGCGGCCACTGCGGGTATGCCTCCC